GAACCACTTGTTGTTTGAACTCGATTGTAAATCGTCTTCGTTGCATATAATATCCCCTCCACCGAATCTTTCTCTAGCTTACTATGTTTAGTACCCTAGACTCAAATCCAATTTTGGGGCTTAAGAGTTAGCACCTTATGAAGGGAAATACATTAAAGTCCCAGTCTGGCTTCGTCGTTGCGATACTGTTTTCCATTCGATTCCTAAGACTCTTATGTTGGGGCATGGGTGTCCGGTGTGTAAGGCAAGTAGAGGCGAGAGAGAAATAGCTCGGATACTATCCAGACATAAAATTAAATTCATTAAGCAGAAGTCGTTTAGAGACTTGAAATGCCGAAGAGCATTGCGTTTTGATTTTGCTGTGCTTGACTCTTCGGGCGGAATACAATATCTCATTGAATATGATGGCATTCAACACTTCAGACCTGTGAAAATGTTTGGAGGGAATGTCGCATATATGTCAACTAAGGAAAGAGACAAGCTTAAAGATAATTTTTGCAAGAGGAAAGGAATCAGCCTGATCCGTATTCCGTACACGAAATTTGATGAAATCGAGACGATTTTAACCAAGGAACTAATAAACTAATTTTCCAAAAAAGCCTCTTGTGAGCGTGAGTATCCGCTTTCGAGAGGTTTTTTAATACAACTAATTTTAGGAGTGATGAACAATGAGTACATTACAAGAGTTTTTGCTGGCCAACCCCGTCGATAACATGGTAGAGGACGTTGTTGTGAGTCCAAGGTTCAAAGATAAGGATGGCAAGCCGTTGCTGTTTACCATCAAGGCCATGACGCCAGCGGAGTTTGAGGACATCCGGAAAAAGGCGACTCGCATTAAGAAGGGGAAGCAGGTCGAATTCGATAGCCAAATGTTTAATTTGTCCATTGCTATCAATAACACGGTTAACCCGGATTTTCGGAATGCTGAAAGTATCAAGAAGCTGGGCGTGGCAACACCAGAGGATTACGTACAAAAGGTTTTGCTTGCTGGCGAGTTGACGACACTTGTCCAGAAAATCAATGAGCTTTCTGGGTTTGACGTAGGTGTCAGTGACCTTGTTGAAGAAGTAAAAAACTGATCGAGAGCGGGGACGCGGATTCCAACTTCGCGTACTTCGCTCTCCACGAACTTCACATCCTGCCACATGACCTTATGGCGATGACGGACCGCCAACGCGCGACCATCTATGCGATGATCTCGGTCCGGATCGACAAGGAGAAGAAAGAACGGGCAAAATTAAAGCGGAGATAACCCAAATCTCAGACTCTATGGTATTATTGAGGTAAATACTGGGTAAGGGGTCGAAGCATGGGGGCTAAAAACGCGGTTATTGCAGGAGATTATGAGAAAAAAATAGTCGTTAACACAGGTAAATGTATAGCAATCGCAATTGGGTTCATAAAGCGTTTAGAACTCACGAAAGAAACGGTTGAAGCCTACGAGGTTGTTGACGAAAGCGTTCAAACCAGCGCAGTTAGTGCAGTAGGGCGCGGGTTGGCAGGATCGCTTCTTTTGGGCCCAGTTGGTCTACTAGCAGGACTATCTGCGAAAAAGAAGGGAACGCATATTGTAGCCGTACAATTTAAAGACGGATCAAAAAGCTTGCTTGAAATCGACGAGAAAATGTATAAAAAACTTATGATTGACTTGTTTTAAATTGATTGAGAGCCCTTTGGGGCTCTTTTTATTTTGGGGGAGGTGAGGCTATTGCCCACTATTGCGACCCACTTAAGGATGATGGATCAGTTCAGTCGGCCCTTGAGACGAGTTAACAATCAAGTTCAAACAGCCATCACAAGCCTGGAACGTATGCGGCGATTAGTAGAACGCCCCATGGGAGCAATAGAAGTTCGCGTTGACGCCTCTCAGGCAACACGTGAAGCAGCTCGTGTTCGGGGCCAAATATCGTCCCGTATAGGGACAATCGAGGCTCATGTGAATTTAGATGAATCTCAGGCACTTCGAGAGGCGTCTCGTATCCGGAGTCAGATAGCATCACGTATTGGGACAATTGAGGCCCGTGTCCGGTTACGTGTTAACGCTGAGTTATCTGGAGCGATAGGCGGTCTTGATACTACAATGGATCGTCTGCGAATTGAAATACAGAACTTAATACACGTATTGCAAAATGGAGGCGGTCCTGGTGGCGGAGGCGGAGATAATGGGGGAAGCCTCATCATGGGTATGGGGAAACTCTTTGGTATCGCTGCAGGTGCTCTTGGGGGAGCAGCCTTAGTTAATGGCACCGTGGGCGGGGCTGCACGGCAGCAACAGATGCAGGGAAGCTTACAGGCCCAGATTGGCGTTGATGGGGCTCAGGCGGCTGCAATGATGGAAGACGTGAAGGGCATATTTGCTGCTGGATGGGGTGAGTCTCTAGCTGGTATAAACAATGACATGGGAACCGTGCGCCAGAACCTAAGCAGCTTATCCCAAGATGCAGCTACGGCCTTCACGCAGTCTGCCTATGCGGTGCAACAAGTAGCCAAGGGGCAAACAGACATCGGTGAGTTGTCGAAAGTAACCCGAACCTTGATGGCCAACTTTGATAATCTGAGCGAGACGCAAGCCCTTGACCTGATCACCACCGGATTTCAGTGCGGTGGCAACTATGCTAATGACCTGCTGGATACCATCAATGAGTATTCTGTACACTTTGCCGGCCTCGGCATGTCTGCCGAGCAGATGTTCAGTACATTAATTGCAGGCAGCCAACAGGGTGCTTTTAATTTGGATAAAGTGGGTTAATCGGCTCACTATAAACTCCTCTAATTGCTGGGACATCTTAACTTATATGGGGTTCTGTAAAAGAATCTTTTTTTTGATATAATATAAGAAAGATAATCAGCAGGGAAGCTTGATAGAGGAGGGTTTAGATGTACGAAATATATCTGATAAAAAACAAAGTGAATGGTAAATGCTATGTTGGGTATACAACAATTGGCTATGAGAAAAGATTTTCTAAACATGTAACTGAATCGCTCGGATTAAGCATGCGCTATTTATGCAAAGCGATAAGAAAGTATGGAAAAGAAAATTTTTCGGTTGAATTGTTGGATACTGCCGAAGAATATGCCAATGCCATAGAGAAAGAGCGTTATTACATCCGTGAATATAATTCATTCGCCCACGTTAAAGGCAGTAATGGCTATAATGCTACAAGAGGTGGAGATGGAGTAGACGGATATAATGTTCCCAAGACATTAAGGCTTAAGATGAGAGCCTTAAAAAAAGAGCAAAAAGCGTGGGTAGGAAAGGATAATCCTAACTACGGAAAGGGAGCTCTTATGTCAGGGGAGAAGCACTTTCTGTATGGTAAACGTCATTCACGCGAAACTAAAGAAAAAATAGCGGTCGCAAATAAAGGAAGGCACAGGGGGATTAAAAACCCGGCTTCGATAAAATTTACCACATATGCCAAATGTGTCACTGACGGACAAATCATCAAAGCGGACAGTTTTTATGAAATGAGGAAGAAATTTAACAACCTCGGCTTCAAATTTAATCGAAGTTCTGTTTTGAGATCCATACGGTCGGGTCAACATTCAATGTATGGCTATGTGTTCTATAGAAAAGATATCACAGACCCTATTGTTTTCAGTCAGATAGAACTCGAGTACGATCAAAATATTCTTAACCCTCCTGAAATACCTGATTACGGCAAAGGGAATCATCACCCAAACGCAAAAAACAAAACATCTTTTGCCATCGAGGTGAAAACTGGCTTGATTCTCCGTTTTTCTTCTTGGTATGAGTGCAAGCGGTACATCTCGGATAATTTTACAAACCTGATTAACTATAGCGAGATGTACAAAGTGGCTATTGGCAAGAGGAAGAGCGCTAGGGGCTTTAAATTTTATCGGGAAGATTTAAATCCTGATGAGATCCTGGAGCTGGAAAAAGGTGAATATCAAGAACCTTCAACGACTAGCCGCAAGGCGTAGGGCGCAAGCGCGCTCGAAACGGGGAGCATCTAGGCTCTCTTTTTTCGGCCTAGATGAAGATATAGTCTGGTCTGTATGGAGACATGCAGCGGCCGCGAGGCGGTACAGAATTAGCGACTCTGTGCGAACAAAACGGATAGTGTAAAGGAAAGTTTTATCCGAATGCAGGACCTCTCAACTACAAGCGCAGAAGCGTTTCAAGCTCTAGGGTTTGACGCTAATCAGATGGCTGCGAACATAGCCGCTGGCGGTGAATCCGCCAACAAAGCATACCAAGCGACATTGCTTGCTCTCGGTAATATGGAGAACGCCACGGATCGTAATACCAACGGTGTCAAATTATTCGGAACTCAGTGGGAGGATCTTGAGGACAGGGTAATTTTGGCCATGCAGGCTGGACAAGCAGGCCTTGGTGATTTTGAAGGGGCAACGGCGCGGGCAGCTGAGGCGTTGCAGAACAATTTGGTCTTCCAATTCGAACAGTTCAAAAGGAACTTTGCTTTAGGTTTTGCTCAGGCAGGGCAGGGAGCTGCGGAAGCGATAGCGCCTTTAATTTCTACGCTTAATCAGGCATTCGAAGCGGGTAAATTTCAACCGTTTTTTGACGCTCTTTCCGCTGGACTCACCTTTACGGCACAGCTCATCAATGGAACTGTACAGGCCGCTCTTTGGTTCTCCGATGTCATTGGGGATAACTGGTCATGGATTGCTCCAACTATTTGGGGGATTGTAGCTGCTTTGGGAGCCTACTTGTTGATGACACAAGGTGTGAACATAGCACTAGCCATATACAACGTGATAGTAAGAGGCGCATCTGTCGCCATGGCTATATTTAATGCAGTCATGAACGCCAACCCTTTTGTTCTAATCGCTACCTTGATCATAGGGGTTGTCGTGGCTTTGATACATCTCTGGAATACGAATGACGCTGTTGCGGCTGCCTTATTTAGAACCTGGAATGCCATTCTGAATTTCTTTGGCCAAATTCCTATTTTCTTTACTTGGGTCGGTAACGGGATTGCTGATGCATTTGATTGGGCTAAAGTCCAGTCACTAAAAATCGTTGAGCAGTTAGCTAATGGTGTTATTGATCAAATTAACTGGGTAATAACACAGCTCAATAAAATCCCGGGCGTAAGCCTTGAGACATTTGATCATCTGGAAATCTCCGCTACTGCCGCTGCCGAAGCTGAGGCCAAGAAACAGGAAAGAGCGGCGAAATTAGAGAGTATGAAGGCTGATGCGGCAAAGAAGGCGGCTGAGCGAGAAGCTGATGTTCAGAAGTTCCTGAATGACCGCCAAGCAAAGCGGGCAAAAGAGGATGCCGAGAAGGCTGCACAGCAGCAATCGATGGATGAGGCGAAGAAAGCGGCTGGCGCTGCAGGGGCTGGTGGCGGTCCGAAAATACCAGGAAGGGCAACTACTCCTCAATTGCCGACTGCTGCAGGTGCTGGCAGCGACATTGGGAAAGTAGGCAAGGTTGGTCAAGTCGATAAAATCAAAGATACGGTCGATATTTCCAGCGAGGATCTGAAAATGATGCGCGAGCTTGCGGAAATGAAAAATATTCAGAATTTCGTAACCCTTCAGCCATCTATCAGCTTCGGTGACACGCATGTTCGCCGTGAGAGTGACATTAACACCATTGTGGCACAGATCACTGAAAGGCTTGAGAAGGACATCGCTACCTCAGTTGATGCCGCTTATACGTAAGGAGGGAGGCAAATGCGAGTCTATGGCGTTGAACTGAGCTATAACAACAAAGAAGAGGTGCTACAGCTGCCGGTCAACCCATCTGAGATGGAGGTTAGTGGGTCCGGCCAGGGAGACACCTATGATGTAGTCGGGCTGGGCCAGATCAACGTGATCAAAGACAGGCAGCTGGCTGAATACAGCTTCAGCGGCTTGTTTCCGGCGCAACGGTACCCGTTTGTTACAGTGGATGAGCTACTGTATCCGGTCGAGTACATCAAGATGATCGAAAAATGGATGACCACCAAGCGGCCGATCCGGTTTATTTTTACCTCGGACACCTACGATATCAACACTCCTGCGAGTATTGAAAGTTTTGATTGGAAGGAAGTTGCAGGCAGCGGTGGGGATATTGAATATAGCATCAAGCTAAAGCAGTATCGCTTTTACGCCGCCCAGAAGATCGTCACGGAGACAGTCAGCGGCAGCGGGCCAGCCGTCCTCAAAGCAAAGGCCTCGGCTCGACCAAACGATAAGCAGAAGCCAAAGACCTATACCATGGTAGCGGGTGATAGCTTGTGGAAGGTCGCCAAAATGAAGCTGGGGGACGGTACAAAGTGGCAAGAAATCCAGAAGCTCAACGGGATTAAGGATTCCGAATTGAAGCGGTTGCCGATTGGAAAGGTGTTGAAATTGCCATGACCATAGCTGTTAAACTCGTTAACCGTCAGGGAACCGGCAATGATGCTGAATGGGATATCAGTGAAATCGTGGAGGGCTTGTCCTGGAAGACCTCCCGGTTCGGCAAAGCCGGCAGCATCTCTTTTAAGTTGATCAAGGGCTCCCCGTTCCAGACCAACAAATTTACTTACAACAACGGCGACGTTGTCCAGGTCCGTGTTGACGACAAGAACGTATTTCACGGCTATATTTTTTCAATCGACGAAGGCCGGGACGAGGCTGTAACAATAACAGCATACGATCAGATCCGCTATTTGATGAACACCGATACCTATGTGTTCAAAGGCGTGACGGCCACTGAGGTGCTGCAGAGGATCGCGAAGGATTTTAACCTGAAGCTCGGCACTGTGGCCAATACTGGCTACAAGATCCCAGCCATGAGTGAAGATGGTCAGAAGCTGCTTGATATCATCTGCAAGGCAATCACGCTCACCTATGCCAATACCGGACGGGATTACTGCCTATATGATGATTTCGGCTCCTTATGCCTGCGCGGGATTAATGATGTACAGCTGGATCTGATTGTGGGGGATGGCAGCTTGATGTATGACTATGAGGTCAAGCGGTCCATCGACAGCGACACCTACAACCGGATCAAGCTGTACAAGGATAACAAGGATACCGGCAAGCGGGAGATATACATGGCCCAGGACAGCGTTAATATTAAGCGCTGGGGCGTGCTCCAGCTCTATCAGAGCGTGGATGAGGATATGAACGCAGCTCAGATCAGTCAGATGCTGAATAACCTGGCGACACTCAAGAACCGGGAAACCAAGTCACTTAAGGTAAACGCCCTGGGCGATATCCGGATCCGTGCCGGTATGCGGGTACGGATTGTGATCTCAGAGTATGGCGTCGATCAGGCGCTGTTGGTTGATGAGTGTACGCATGACTTTGACGGGGCCGCGCATACCATGTCATTAGAATTAAGGGTGGTGTAAGATGGCTGATTTACTATCTACATTAAAAAAAGCCGCCATGGATGCCGTTAATGCCGGCAATCCGGCTGCAGTATTATTTGGCGAGGTAAGCAGCGTAAGTCCGCTGGAGGTAATCGTTGATCAACGGTTCACCCTTCCAGCGGATTTTTTAATTGTACCGGAGAGGCTGATCCATTATGAGATCGACTTGTATCACGATCACGAATATACGGACGAGGTTGGCGCCGCAACAAAAATAAAGAATACAGAGAAGGCTCTACCCGTAATGCCAGTTATTATCCGCAACAGATTGAGAGTTGGCGATAAGGTGTTACTGCTACGTATACAGGGTGGTCAGCAATATGTCGTCTTTGACAGGCTGGAGAGTGCAACATGATACCAGAGATTAACGAAAACCTATTAAACGAACCGTTAGAAGATCGGCCAATGCCTTCGCTGACTTGGCAGTTTGATTTTGACAAAAAGCGTATAGTGGGGAAAGTCGACGGTCTGGACGCCGTTAAGCAGGCTGTCTTTAAAGTTTTTCAGACGGATCGATTCTGGTATGACATATACGGTTTTGATTATGGTCATGAGATCACCTTGCTGCTTGGCAGCAGCCCAGTATTCGCCCAGTCAGAGGCGGAACGGATGATCCGGGAGGCATTACTGCCAGATGACCGGATTGATACGGTGGAAAATGTGGAAGTCGAAATAAATGGCGATCAGCTCACCGTTCGTTTTACCGCGGTGACGGTGTACGGCAGTTTTGAGCAGGAGGTGAGCCGGAATGTATGAGCATATGACCTTTGATTTTATTTTGCAACGGATGCTCTCCCGGGTGCCGGATACGATCGATAAGCGGGAGGGCAGTGTTATCTATGATTCCTGTGCGCCGGCTGCAGCCGAGCTGGCGCAGATGTATATCGAGCTGGACATCAATTACAACCTGTCGTTTGTGGATACTGCGACGGGGGAGTATTTGAGCAGGAAGACAGCGGAGTTTGGAGTCAACCGTGCATCGGCAACACCAGCAGAGCGCAAAGGGTTGTTTTACAACTCGGCCAATCAGCTCATGGACGTTCCTGTAGGCAACCGGTTTTCCATTGCCGATTTGACCTTTGTAGTCACGGAGAAAATCGGCATCGGTACGTATAAAATGACCTGCGAGACGCCGGGAACAGTCGGCAATGAACAGTTTGGAACTCTGCTGCCAATCGACTATGTTGGCGGCCTGAACCGGGCTGTGCTGGCTGAGGTGCTGGTGCCTGGTGAGGACGAGGAACCAGACGATGAACTGAGGCAGCGTTTTTATGCGGCCATTAACGAGCCAGCCTTTGGTGGTAATATCGCCGATTACAAGCAACGGATCAACGCCATACCCGGCGTTGGTGCTACAAAGGTCTATCCTGTATGGCAGGGCGGTGGAACCGTCAAATGTACGATTATAGCTGCGGACTGGGCTCCTCCATCCCAAACGCTTGTAGATGAGGTGCAGACCATCATGGACCCGACGGTCAACAGCGGACAGGGGCTGGGGCAAGCACCGATTGATCATAAAGTAACGATTGCTGGTGTGACTGGTCTGATGCTCAATGTCGAGACAACGCTGACACTTGCAACCGACATTACGATTGGACAGGTACAAGCAGATGTAGAGGCGGTCATAGCTTCCTATTTGTTGGAGCTCCGGAAGGATTGGGCCAACCAACAGCAACTTATCGTCCGGACTGCACAGATTGATGCGCGTATTTTGACCGTAACAGGAGTTGAGGACGTTGCCGGCACAACGCTGAACGGGACGGCTGCCAACCTTACGCTGGAGGCCGATGAGGTGCCCCAGGCAGGGACGGTGACAATCCATGCCTGATGATCGTATCTTGATCCACTTGCCCGAATTTTATAGAGAGATCGAGGACTTTGTTGAGCTTGCCGATACGGAGACCATCGAACTTGATCTGATGGGGAGTGCGGTGGACCAGCTCTTTGATGACCAATTTGTCGAGACGTCAGGGCTGCAGGCCATAAAGCGGCGTGAGCAGATGCTCGGTATCCAAGCAGACCCGACGACAGAAACGCTGGACTTCCGGCGCAAACGGATCCTCAACCGATACCAGACCAAACCGCCGTTTACGATCCGATATCTGCAGCGGCAACTTGATATGCTGGTCGGTCAGGGTATGGCGATTGTGTCGGTCGATACTGCTAACCGAGTATTGACGGTGGCAGCAAATATCGACAACGCTAATGTGTTTAAAGAAGTGTTGCGTACGATCGAGACAATCAAGCCCGCCAATATGGTCTACCAGCAAAACACGGCTCTGCAGGAAGGGATTACTCTTAAGGAACATATCAGTATGCAGGAGATGATTTGGAACTATAAGTTGGACGGTTCCTGGAAGCTTGGAGAGAAGCCTTTTCTTACTTTTGGACCGGAGGTGCCGATTAAATGATAGCTCCAATTTTGCTGCATGACGTGGCGGAATACGTGAATAGCCGTGTCGCGAAAGTGGTCATCAATGGGACATACGTTATTACAAATTTTGAGGTAAAGGCAGTTACTGACAACGTGCTGGCCCTCAACTATGTGGTTCCTGTATCACAGGTTTCCCTGATCACATTAGTCGAGGTAAAGGATTCGGATGATAATGTGCTTACATCTAACCCGGTTAATGTTCCAATTACCGCGGATCATTTGATGCTTCAAACAATCGAGGTAAAGGAGGCGAAATAGGAATGGCCAAAACGAATTGGGGCAATTTAGAAGTAGTCAAACCGGCAGACATGAATTCAATTGGGGAAGAAATTAATAGCAATACGAAGAACATCGGGGACCTAGACACCCTTAAAACCACAGGAAAAGATAACCTTGTAATTGCGATCAATGAGCTTTTTATATCTGTCAGTGACGGGAAGAGTGAGATAGCTGCTGCGATCACTGACAGAGGAATTCCAACAGCAGCTAATGATACCTTTGAGCAAATGGCTGACAATATACTCAACCTTACGACCAGTACTACTGGCAAAGAATGGTTCGATATCGGTGCGTCCAATTTACAGACGAACCACACAGGAATGGCATATGGTAAGGGTATATACGTTGCTACTACTGCTTCAAATAGTTTCTATGTATCCGACAACGGTGTTATCTGGGAACAAATAACTCCAGCCAACATGTCTGATAAGGTTTTCTCCGATGTTTGTTTTAATGGCTCCATATTTGTAGCTGTGGGTCGTAACAGAAGCTTTGCTTACTCTTCGGACGGACGTAACTGGACGCTATCTGCCGGCGTAACTGGTGATGCAGGAATTGTGTGGGAATTCGTTGCTTATGGCAACGGAATCTTTCTAGCAACTAGTGTTACGGGTGCTACCATGACGTCAACAGACGGTAACAACTGGATGTATAACGATGTCGTTATGCCAAAACCATCATTACAGCGTCCTGTATTTGGTGCTACCGTCTTTGTCACTTACACAAGGGACGCGCCATATCAAATTTTGTTTTCCTCCGACGGGCAGTACTGGGAAGCAGTTAACTCGCCCAAGCCTGATACGTACTTCGAGGAATTTGTCTGGAACGGAGAACAATTTCTCAGTATAAATAATGGCAATGTGATCACCTCCGTCGATGGCTTGAATTGGGTGTTGGCTCCTATTGCGAACATATCTTTTTCCACTCTTGCCATATGTTATGGCTACGGAATATACGCTGCCGGCGGCAACATCGCCAACGATGGAACATATATCCTAACTTCCAAAGATGGACTGACTTGGGAACGTGTACATGCGCTGTCTGGCGTAGTAGCAGATATCCGCTTTGACGCTGATTTGTTTTTGGCTTACTGGGGCGGAACACCGCGTAATGTTACTTTCTCAGGAAATCTCAACATCACGGGACTGCGCAAAGCCCTAGATAAAATATCCAATGACGGTAAGGCAGCTATTGCTACGGCCATTACCAATCAGAAAGTAACTACTTTCGCTAACGATTCCTACGGCAAGATGGCAGACAACATTGCACGTATTCCTAGAAACATCGCGGCTACTGATTGGGCTAGTGTGACCTTACCATTTTCGATTCGTGTCACAGGCTGTGCGTGGGGCAGGTCCGGGGGCTCTGGTAAGGGCGGCTTCGCAGCTGTCGGGAACACTTACTCCTCAGCAGGTACTGGCAGAATAGGCATGGCTATGTGGTCAGTCGACGGAAAGGCTTGGGCACAATGTACGAACGTACCTGTAGGGGAATGGACAGGGATCGCCTATAGTAAGCACCTCGGAAAATTCACTGCAGTAGGTGCCTACGTTTCAGGAGTGTCGCAATACGCCGCTATGGAGTCGACCAACGGCCGAGACTGGACACCAATACCCCTAAGCACGATACCTGCCACTACTGACTTTATAGATATTTGTGACAGCGGTGAAGGGTTTTATGCATTTACGCAAAACGGGGATGTCTGGTT